TCCGGGGTGGAGAGATCAATGCAGTAGACGCCCAGATCGCGGCCCTGGAGTTCCGACTCAAGCAGGGTGAGGGTCGACCTGCCATAGGCTGGCCGATCATGGGCGGCGGGGTCCCGGCCATACCGGGTGTCAGCGAGCAGGAGAGGAAGAACATCATCCGCGAGATTGAGCAGCTCCGCCTGTACAGGCAGAAACTCCGTGAGCCCTACACGGGCCAGGCCACAGTCGGCCTGCGGGCACAGGATACTGCTGCGGCCATGGACCTGCGGGCCCAGGCGGACAAGGGGGCCTGGCTGGAGGCCATGACGCTGGAGGAGGACCGGCCTGCCATGGAGGCCGCACAGCAGGCCAGGGCCAGGGCACTGGGCGACTGGTTCACGAGTCTGGAGATGGCGGATCAGGCGGCGGTGGCCGAGTATGGCCAGCGGACCAGGGGCAGGGCACTGTACGACTGGCTGGCCGGCATGGAGATCGCCGAGCAGGAGCAGATCGCCAGGTATCAGGCCCAGACCAACGAGGCCATCGACCGGACCGTGTCGTCGATGGAGCGGGAGGCTCGGACATTGGAGATGGTCGAGGCAGGGATGGCCCGGACCCGCGAGGAGGCGGAACTGATCCTGGACCTCCGCAAGGCATACCCCAACGACCCGGCCAGGCAGGAGGAGGCACTCGCCCAGTACCGCAGGGCTGCGGCCAATGCAGAGGGGCTCCGCAACCTGCACCAGCAACCAGGCCAGCCCCCCGGTGAACAGGTCCGCGAGGTCCGGGACCTGCGTGCGGAGCTGGAGCGGTTCAGCCAGATCGAGCGGCTGGTCTACCTGGCCGAGGACCTGGGCCGATCGTTCGCACAGGCCTTCGAGGACATGATCATGGGCGCACGGTCCGCGGGGCAGGCCATCGAGGGTCTGACCAGGGAGATCACGGCACTGGTCGTGCGGTACAGCATCACCGAGCCGATCGCCAAGTGGATCTCGGGCAGCCTTGGCCAGGCCTTCGGCGTGGGCCAGTACATGCGACCCGGTGGTGGTGTGGTCCTGGCCGAGCAGCGTCACCGCGGTGGTATGGTCGGGTACGGCGGTGACATGGCCCTGGCCCCTGCGGCGGCGTTCGCCAATGCCCGGCGGTATCACTTCGGCCTGGGGGCCGATGAGTTCCCGGCCATTCTCCAGCGGGGCGAACTGGTCCTGCCCAAGGGACTGGCCGGCATGGCCTCCGCAGGTGCGGGTGAGCCCAAGGTCACGGTGAACATCACCAACCGGGCACCTGGCCGGATCCATGGCACGCCGTCGGTCAAGTACAACCAGGCACTCCGCCAGTTCGTGCTCGGCGTGGTCCTCGATGAAGAGCAGTCCAACCCGGCATTCCGAGGCAGATGATGGCCAACTTCCCCACCAATCTGAGCAGGCAGTGCACGATCGCAGGACGCGGTGCGTACCAGGCCGAGGACGCGGTGATCCGCGTCCAGCCCGAGGCCGGGCCCGTGGTCACCCGGCAGCGGACCACGAGTCCGCAGCGGATCTTCAACCTGTACTACTCGTGCATGAGCACCACCGACGTATCGACCATGAGCACGTTCGAGGCGGGCGACGCGGCCTACGGGGCGGGCGAGTTCACGTGGACCCACCCGGCCACCTCCGCCACGTACACATGCGTGCTCGAAACCCCGATCGAGTACATCCCCAACCCAGATCACCCGTCCGTGTGGGACCTGCGGATCACATTGAGGGGGAGATAGCACATGACCCTGTCCCAAAACCTCCTGGTTGCCAAAAACAAGGTGGCCTCGGGCTCGGCCTGGATCCTCCTGGCCGAGATCACACTGACCGATTCGAGCGTGCTGCGGTACGCCAACAACGGCGAGGACGTGGTGTTCCCCGCCACGGCGGGCAACACGTACACGGCCAGGGGCATGTCCTGCGGGGGCCTGCGCCCCGCAGAGCCCAACCGGCTGGACAACGTCCGCCTGGCCATCGTCAACGCCGACCGTGTGCTGGAGGCCTATCTGCCGCAGTACCCTGGAGATACGGACCTGGTCACGGGCGGGGTATGCACACTGATCATGGTCGAATCCAGCCTGTTGGACGAGACCTACACGGACCTGACCCTGGACTACGACATCCGGGGTTTCATGAGGGACGGCCACGACCTGGTCCTGGAGCTGTCGGGTGACGACCCGCAGCGAATGCGGTTCCCGCGTGACCGGTACTTCCCCACCTGGTGCAACTTCGCCAGGGACTTCAAGGGGCCGCGGTGTGCGTATGTGGACAAGACCATCACGGGCGTGACCTTGTCCGGCACCGACCCGGTGCTGATCGCGGCCACCGCACACCTGGGCGAGACCGGCGACGTGTTCACATTGGCCGGTGTGGCGGGGATCACGCCCTCACTGGCCGGGTCGTGGGTGATCACCCGAGTGAACGCCAACAACTTCACGCTCCAGGGCACCGATTCCAGCGATTACTCGGGCTCGTACACCAGCGGCGGCACAGCGGGGCATGCCACCTGCGACGGCCTGTATGAGAGCTGCATGGCCCGGGGCAACCTGGCCAGGTATGGGGGGTTCCCGGGCCTGGACCCATCAGGACTGATCGTGGCGGCTACATGACGGACCAACAAGCACAAGACTGGCACGACGTGGACCTTTCAGACCTGTTGGCTGGGATGTACAGGTTCGGGGCGGCAGGTCCGCACGAGTGGGACTGTTGGACCGCGGCGGCCGAGATCCGCCGCAGGGCAGGTTTGGGCACACCCACCCGCCAGCAGGTTGCAGAGGCGGTCCTGGCAGGCAGTCAGCTCTTCGAGAGGTTGCCCGGGCCCAAGCCGTGGTGCCTGGTGTACTTCACGGTGGAGCCCCGCCACGTGGGCGTGGTCCTGCCCGGTGGCCGGGCGTTCTTTCACATCACCGCACAGGCGGGACCTGCCATAGCGGACCTGGCGGACTGGCCCTGGCGAAACAAGGTCGAGGCATACTACGAGGTGGCCCAGTGAGTGTGACCTTTCGACACGTGATCAACCCATTCGAGCCGGCCACGTCCACGCTCGAAACCCAGGAGGCCTGGGCAGGCATTACCCTGGCGGACGTGGAGTCCAGGGCCAGCGAGCCCGTAGAGATCGCCGTCAACGGGATGTACGTGCCCTCGGAGATACGCGGGTCCGTGCACCTGGTGGACGGCGACGTGGTGGTCCTGATCCCGGCCATGGGCCTGGGCCGCAACGTGATCGGCATGGTGGGCATGGCGGCCCTGGCCATGTTCGCACCCGCCATCGGCGGCATGCTGGGCACCATGTCGGCCGGGTTCGGCATGGCCGCCACGGGCCTGGCCACGCAGATTTTTACCGTGGGCACCATGATCGCCGGGGCCATGATCGTTTCGGCCATGGTCGGCGTCAAGGGGTCGAAGTCCGACAAGCCCATGTACACCTTGAGCCCCAAGACCACCCAACAAGTCGGGGGCATGTGCCCGGTGTACTACGGCAAGACCAAGGTGACCGGCAACGTGATCGCGTGCTGGACCGAGCACACCAACACCACCGACACGGTCAACGACATGGTCAAGCTGTTCATGAACATGCCGACCGTGCTGGCCATGGCCTTCGGCAGGGCGGTGCCTACGTCCGCCGAGCAGGTCCTGGCCGCCACCGAGATCAAGCGGACCACCGAGACCCTGTACTGCCTGCTGGACCTGGGCACAGGGCCGGTCAATGGGATCGTGGCGGGGTCCATGCGGATCAACGGCAGGCCGGCCACCGACTACAGCGGGCTGACCATCACCGAGTACAAGGGCACACTGGACCAGTCCGCACCGTTCGCCGAGACCAAGATCGAGCGGAGGCCCATGATCGAGGTCACGGCCACCGGCGGTGCGATCACCTGGACCACACCCGACGCCCATGCGGACCGTCTGGAGATCGCCCTGTACCTGGAGAAGGGGCTGTACGGGATCTCCGAGAGCGACGGTGACCGGGTCTGGCACAAGATGGGGTACAAGATTGAGATCAGCGAGGCGGGGGCCGCCTCGTGGTCCACTCTGGTGGACGACGTATCCTACGGCATGACCAGCCGGCCCCTGTGGATCACGTTCGACACGGACGTGGACTACACGGGCGGAAGCCCGGTGACCATCACCTACGGCAAGCAGTACGACATCAAGGTCACCAAGACCACGACCGACCGCAACGACGACTACCACGGCGACAGCCTGCGGATCGGGGCCGTGCGTGAGGTTCTGGAGACGGCGTTCACGTACCCGGGCCGGGTGCTGGTGGCGATTGAGGCCCTGGCCACCAAGGAGCTGGGGGGTGTGCTGGAGTTCGAGGCCGAGCTGGAAGGCCAGATCGTGGCCCACACCACCACCGGGGCACTGACCTACTCCGACGACCCCGGTGCGATCTGCCAGCACATCCTGACCGGCCCCGTGATCAGTGGCGATGGGGATGGGACCCCCTATGCGGTCGAGCAGTACGACGGTGTGCCCATAGGCAGGATCTCCGCGGCGGACATGCAGGCCCTGACCGACTACTCCAACGACGCGGTCGACGACGGCAAGGGCTCCACAGAGAACCGCGTAACCATCAACGGCCCGGTTGCAGGTGCATCCAACAGGTGGGAGGTGGCCGGGTTCGTGGCGGGCCTGGCCAGGGCCGCACTGGTGCGGCGGGGGCAGACCATAGGGCTGTTCATCGACAAGGCCACGGCCGCCACGTACTGCTTCAGCGACGTGAACATGATCGCGGGCTCGTACCGCGACCAGCCCATCCCGCAGGACCAGCGGGCCAGCGAAATCAACTGCGACTTCCCGGACCGGGACGCGGACTACATGCCCACCCGGATGATGTACTGCAACAGCAACATCGACACGGTCGCGGACGCGACGATCGACTGCAGCCTGCTGGTCAAGCGGTCCGAGGTCAGCCGGCACGCCAAGTGGCTGTCCGCCAAGAACCAATACATCGGCCGGTGCTACTCCTGGCAGTCGTTCTGTGATGCCCTGGCCGTGGAGGTCGGCGACGTGTGCTACCTGCGGCGATATCCGGCGGGCAGGGCCACGGCCAAGACGACCAACACAGTCACCATCGACACCCCCATCCCCGCGGGCACCTGGACCCGGCTGATCCACAAGGCCGCCTCCGGCGGCACCGAGTCCATGACTACCTACACGGTCACCAACGTGACCGGCCAGGTCCTGACCATCAGCGGTACATTCAGCCCCGCGGTCTCCGTGGACGACGTGATCATCCTGGGCCCGACCACGATTAGCAGCAACCTGTGCAGGATCACGCGGGTGGACCCATCGGACGACTGCATAGCCCAGGTCGAGGCCGTGGACTACGTGGCCGCCGTGTACACCGCCGACGCCAGCCCCACCTTCGGCACGATCCAGGCCCTGCAGGCGGCCTCGGGCACCACGGCACTGGCCGGCCCGGTCACCAAACTGGAGGACCAGATCAACTGGGCCATGGCCGGATCCTCGCCCGACCTGAGCATCCTGCCGCACATACACAGCGGGACCTTCAGCGACGCGGGGTCGGGCAAGGTCTCCTGGACCGCGTTCACCGTGACCTACCTGGGCACGGACTACGCCGTGGCGGCCAACGCCGTAGGCACCACCAACGACTACATCTACTGGGACTCCACCTCCACTGCCGCGTTCTCCAGCTCCAACGACCTGGACGACGCCAAGGGGGCCACCAAGTGGCTGGTCTGCTACAACGACGACGGCGAGCCCAATGCCGTCGGCGGGTCGCTCCTGCTCTCACTGGGTGACGGTGCGGTCACCGAGGCCAAGATCGCCGACGGTGCGGTCACCACCAACAAGCTCGGTGCCCTGGCCGTATCCGCCGCCAAACTGGCCGCGGCCGCGGTCGAGACGGCCAAGATCCAGGACGAGGCCACCACAGAGGGCGGCAACTCGGTCAGCACCAGCACGGTCTACCTCACGGACGGGAAATGG